CACGGTGGGCGGAGAGCGGGCCTGCCATCTGGCGGTTTCCCCGTGGTTCCACGTGGGCGGCTACCGGGCCACCCGCCTTGTGACTATGCCGGAATGGCAGGGGGCAGGCGTGGGGACGCGCTTTCTGGATGCCGTCGCCAAATATCATCTGAACGGGAACGGCAGGCGCGGCAGGAAGCTGCCCACCTACTTCCACACGTCCCACCCGCAGCTGTGCGCGGCCCTTCGCCGCTCCCCCAAATGGGAGCAGGTGTCCGCCAAGCTGTACGGGGACAACAAGGCCAGAAGCATTGCTACACATGCACGTTCGGCAAGCCGAAAAGGGCGTAAGCCTACCGGCACCGGCTTCGGCGGCCATTTCCGGGCCGTGCAGGGATTCAAATTCACGGGAGGTGATACCCCGTGATTCGAACTGTATTGAGGGCCGTTTACAACTTGGCCGAATTTGACGCAGAAGTAAACGCACTTCTCGCCGATGGCTGGACGCTGAAAAAGCGCGAGCTGATCGGCATAGAGGGAGAACACAGCGACGCATACAACGTGACCGTTGTCAAGGCCCTGTATGCGGAACTGGAACGCCAAGCGCCGGACTACCCGGAGGAAAGCACGATTTGATAAAGGAGGTGTTGCGGGATGGCGAAAATGACGGCGAAACAGCAACGTTTTTGTGACGAATACCTGATCGACCTGAACGCGACACAGGCCGCGATCAGGGCGGGGTATTCGCCCCATTATGCCAATACCAATGCAAGCAAGTTACTACAAATTACTACAATTAAGGACTTCCTTAAAAAAAGAATGGCGGAGAAGGAAAAAGAACTGATCGCGGATCAGGATGAAGTGCTTAGATACCTGACGGCGGTCATGCGCGGACAGTCCGTCGCGGAGATCGTGGTGGTGGAGGGCACCGGGGACGGCTGTTCCGAGGCCCGCGCCATCCAGAAGGCCCCGGACGAAAAGGAACGCCTGAAAGCGGCGGAACTGCTGGGCAAGCGCTACGGGCTTTATACGGATAAGGTGGAAGCCGACGTTGATATGTCCCCGCTGGTGCTGAAGGATGATGTCCATGCCTGAAGTATCTCTTCAAACCGTCGTCGGCAAGGGGTACGCGGACTTTTGGAACTTCCGGGGGCGTTACGTGGCCTGCAAGGGCAGCCGCGCCAGCAAAAAGTCCAAGACCGCCGCCCTGTGGATCATCTCCCATCTGATCCAGTACCCGGAGGCCAACGCCATTTACATCCGCAAAACGGAAAGAACCCTGAAAGATTCCTGTTATTCGGATTGCAGGTGGGCCATTCACCGGCTGGGGCTGGACAGGTGGTTCACCTGCCGTCTGTCCCCGCTGGAAATCGAGTACCGGCCCACGGGTCAGCGCATTTTGTTTCGCGGCTGCGACGACCCGCTGAAACTGACCTCCATTTCCGTGCCCAACGGGGTGCTGTGCTGGGCCGTCTTTGAGGAAGCCTACGAGATCACCAAGGAATCCGACTTTGACATGATCGACGAATCCATCCGTGGCGAAGTGCCTGCCGGGTACTTCAAGCGGATTTTTATTTTGCTCAATCCGTGGTCGGAAAAGACGTGGATCAAGAAGCGCTTCTTTGACCCGCCAAACGACGACAACAAACTGGCCCTGACCACCACCTACCAGTGCAACGAATGGCTGACCCCGGACGACCTGCGGATATTTGAGGATATGCGGGTGCGCAATCCCCGCCGCTATTCCGTGGCCGGGGAAGGGAATTGGGGCATTGTGGACGGCCTTGTGTATGAGCGCTGGCGGGAAGAACGCTTCGACCTTGACACGGTGCGCAGGCTGCCCGGCGTGGTCAGCTGCTTTGGGCTGGACTTTGGCTACACCAACGACCCCACGGCGCTGTTCTGCGGCCTTTTGGACAAGGAAAACAAGCGCCTGTACGTGTTCGACGAAATGTACCAGCGAGGCATGAGCAACCGCCGCATTGCCGAGACCATCCAATCCATGGGCTACGGCAAGGAACGGATCACGGCGGACAGCGCGGAGCCGAAGAGCATTGACGAGCTGGTGAGCCTTGGCATCCGGGCACAGGCCGCCAAAAAGGGCAAGGACAGCATCCAGAACGGCATTCAATGGATTCAGGACTTGGAGATCATTATCCACCCGCAATGCGTGAATTTCGTCACGGAGATCAGCAATTACACGTGGGACAAGGACAAGTTCGGGAACGCGCTCAACGTTCCCATCGACGACTTTAACCACCTGATGGACGCAATGCGCTACGGGCTGGAAAAACACATCATCGGCAGTAAGTGGATCATCTAAGGGGGTGACGGCATGATTTCGGTGGACGAGATCAAGACCTTTATGGACAGCGACGCGGCCAGCACCAAAAAGCAGCTGGCCCGGATCGGACTTAGGTACTACGAGGGGGAACACGACATCCGTCAGTATCAGCTTTTTTTCGTGGACGCTGACGGCAATATCCGGGAGGACAAGAGCCGGAGCAACATCAAGATCAGCCACCCGTTTTTCACGGAACTGGTGGATCAGGAAGTCCAATATATGCTTTCCGGCAAGGACGGCTTTGCCAAGTCCGATATTCCAGAGCTGCAGGAGCTTCTGGACGATTACTTCAATGACAACGAGAACTTCACGTCCGAACTGTACGAAGTGCTGACAGGCACCATTTCCAAGGGCTTTGAATATATGTACGCCTACAAGAACGCGGAGGGGAAAATCTGCTTCCAGTGCGCGGACAGCATCGGCGTGGTGGAAGTCAAGGAAAAGGAAAGCTCCGACGGGAAGAAGTACGTCATTTACTGGTACATTGACCGCAGCTGCAAGGGCAATAAGCGCCTCAAGCGCATTCAGCTGTGGAGCGAGACCGAGACCCATTTCTTCGTTCAGGTGGACGGCGGGGACATCGTGCCGGACGACGCGGCGGTGCTCAACCCCCGCCCGCATACCATCTGGCGGCAGGATGGGGACGACCAAATCTATTATGAGGGCTTCGGCTTTATCCCCTTCTTCCGGCTGGACAACTCCCGGAAGCAGGTGTCCGGCCTGAAGATCGTCAAGGACATCATCGACGACTACGACCTGATGTCCTGCGGCCTGAGCAATAACATCCAAGACGCAAACGAAGTCCTGTATGTGGTCAAGGGCTTTCAGGGGGACAATCTGGACGAGCTGATGCAGAACGTCCGCACCAAAAAGCATATCGGCGTGACAGACGGCGGCGACGTGGATATTCGCACCATCGACATTCCCTATCAGGCGCGGGAAAGCAAGCTGGAACTGGACGAGAAAAACATCTACCGCTTCGGCATGGGCTTCAATTCGGCGCAGATGGGCGACGGCAACGTGACCAACGTTGTGATCAAGTCCCGCTATGCCCTGCTGGACTTGAAGTGCAACAAGCTGGAAATCCATCTGAAACAGTTCATGCGGAAAATCCTGAAAGTGGTGCTCTCCGAGATCAACGCGGAGCAGGGCACCGACTACCAGATGAAGGACGTATACTTTGATTTCGAACGCGAGGTCATGACCAATGCGCAGGACAACGCCCAAATTGAGCTGACCGACGCACAGAAGCGGCAGGTGGAGATCAACACCCTGCTGGGCCTCCGCCAGACGTTGGACGACGAAACGATGATCCAGCTCATCTGTGAGCAGCTGGACATCAACTACGAGGACATCAAGGACAAGCTGCCCAAGCCGGAGGAAAGCGACCCCTACGCGGCCCTTGACGGCGCTTTAACAGAGGGTGGAGCCGGTGAGTAACGGGCTGACGAAAGCGGAAAAAGAAGTCCTCCGGGAACGGCTGAAAAGCGAAAAGGCCGTGCTGAAAGCGCTGGAAAAGCAGTATGAAACCGCGCTGGAAGAGATCGACGACAAGATAGCGTCCCTTCTGGGGCGGGGTGACGCTGACCTGCCCAACGTGATCCATCAGGTGCAGTATCAGCGGCTGATCAAAGCGCAGGTCAAAGCCGCGCTCGACCGGCTCCACGCCGGGGAGTATGAGACCATTGACAAGTACTTGCGGGACAGCTACACCGACGGCTTTGTGGGCACCCTGTACAACCTGCACCGTCAGGACGTGCCGGTGATCGTGCCCATCGAACAGGAAGCGGCCATTAAGGCCGTGACCATCGACAGCAAGCTGAAAGAACCGCTGTATGAAAGCCTTGGCGTGGACGTTGGCAAGCTCAAGAAAACCATTTCGGCGGAGATCACGCGGGGCATTGCCGCCGGGTACAGCTATGGCGAAATGGCGCAGGGGATCGCCCTCATGACCAAAGCGCCCCTTTCCCGCGCTCGAACCATCGTGCGCACGGAGGCGGGCCGGGTGCAGGAACAGGCCAATTTCGACGCGGCGAACAAGGCCAAGGCCGCCGGGGCCGACGTGGTAAAGCAGTGGTCAGCCGTCCTTGACGGCAAGACCCGCGACACCCACCGGGGGCTTGACCACCAGATCAGAGAAATGGACAAGCCCTTTGAAATCGGCGGAAAAAAGGCCATGTACCCCCACGATTTCGGCGACCCTGCCGAGGACTGCAACTGCCGCTGTACTCTGCTGACACGGGCACGGGCCGCGCTGGATGCGGATGAACTGAAAGTGATGCAGGAGCGGGCGGCGTTCTTTGGGCTGGATAAGACGGACAGTTTCGCAGAGTTCAAGGAAAAGTACCTGAAAGCGGCTGAAACCATTGAAAATACTGGGAAAAGTGGTATAATAGAAAAGGGAAAAATTGCTATTCCAGTGAAGAAATTAACCGGCTATGCGCTTGACCCCAAAAAAGCCCCTGACAAGGCAAAGGCATTCAAACTGGCCCTTGGTTATGACCAAAGCAACGCTGATGAATTGTTGCAGAACATCGTTGACCACGTGGACGAAAGCAAGTTTGTTGAAAAAGGCAATGTCGGGTATGGAATGCTTTATCAATCCGTTATACGGCTAACAGGCCCAAACGGCAAACAGGCAAACGTGCTGACCGCATGGATTGATGAAAACGGCAAAAAGCGCCTGACCAGCGTTTATGTAACAGATAAGAAGGTGACGGAATGAAGATTCAGCAATACGATAAGGTTATTTTGAAGGACGGCGATTATGCGTATATCGTTGAAATCTTCGAAGACGGAAAAGCCTTTCTTGCGGACATAGACCGAAAAGACGGTACGGAAACGGACTGGCTGAAACCCGAAGATATTGAGAAAGTGGTAAACTAAGCACCCTGCCCCCGCACGGTGCTTTTTTGATTGGAGGAAAAAGCACTGTATGAATTATGCTTATTTGAAAATTCTGGAAGAAAACGGTGTGAAGGTGCCGCAGGAAGTGTGGCATACGATGGATGCTGCACTGGGTATTCTGGCATCCATGACACTGCTCATTATTGCCGTGACGGCTGGAATCCTAATAAAAATGGCAGTGGAAGAGTTGCGCTGCAGACGTATGGCAGGAAAGACAAAGCAAAGGGGGAAAGGCCATGGAAAACCTGAAAGAAGTTTCGACAAAAGAACTGGTCGCTGAACTGATGCGGCGCGAAGGTGTAAAGGCAACGGAAATAGCCCCGTATGAGCCTTTTTCAAGGGCGTATACGGGGCCGTGCATTGTATTAGTGGTTACGGATTAACGAATTTTGCTATTTGGAGGAAAAAGCCATGGAGAAGGAACGGTATGTAGAAAGCTGCCTGAAACTGGTTGAGCTTGTCGGCGATATGACCTATTCGCAATGGTGCAAAATTCGAAAGCTGATTGAGTATGAGTACCAAAAAGGACAGGCCAAGGCGACCCTTGGGAAGGTAGAACACCTTGACCTGCTGATGAAGCAAAGCTACATCAAGTGACGATCTGAATGAACGCCGGGTTGATTCGGTAGTCTTTGCCGTTATACTGCACATGTACGTAATCGTATTTGAAGCATTCAGCACGATAGGAACCATCTGCATAATACAGATGTTCTTCAAAATACTTGGCAGGATTTTGGCAATCGGCTACGGTGCCGTTTTCGGTGATGTCTACCCATTCACCGAGCAAGCAGGCATAAACGCGCATATTCTCACCTCCCTTCCCGGCAGCATTATAGACCGAACGGGAAGGACGTACAAGCGCCGCGCAGGGCGCTTTTTTCATGCCTTGGAAAGGGGATGATACCATTGCAGCAGTAATTGAAAATATTGCGACTAGTCGCAATTAGTCGCAAAAAATAAAGTGACTTATCGCAAGAAATAAAGCAGTTCGTGGAGTTTTAAGTACCAACATAGTACCAACATAGTACCAACAAAGCGGCCTTTGTGTTCAAAGGGGCCGCTTTTCTTATGCAAAGAAAGGAGAGGGAACAATGAAACCCTGTTTTGTGAAATGGCTGAAAGCCGCTGGCATCCGCGCCATTAAAACCGTGGCCCAGACCGCCGTTGCTACCATCGGCACCACCGCCGTGCTTGCGGAAGTGGACTGGATCATGGTGGGTTCTTCCGCCCTGCTGGCCGGTGTGCTGTCCCTGCTGACCTCCGTTGCGGGACTGCCCGAATGCAAGGAGGGCGAAGAGGAAACCGAGGCCGCCGAGGGAGCTGATCCCGATGGCAACGGCTAAAGGAAAGAAAATCGCCGAGTATGCGGAAAGCAAGCTGGGCTGTGCGTACATCTGGGGCGGGTACGGCGAAAAGCTCTGTTCCCCCGAATTTCGACGGGAACGGGCTAGCGCCTACCCATCCCAGAAGGACAATATTTACCGTTACTGCCAAGTGCTGAACGGGCAGAAAACCATCTGCAACGGCTGCCGCTATTATGGCAAGCAGGCTTACGACTGCGCCCAGCTCACCCGTTACGCCTGCAAGGCTGGCGGACAGGCCCTTGTCAGCGGCGCAAACAGCCAGTGGCGAAAAACCGCGTGGGCGAAGAAGGGCACCATTGACACCCTGCCGGACGATCCGGGCGTGATCCTGTACCATGCCAACGCGCAGGGCATTATGACCCATACGGGCGTATGTGTCGGAAACGGCTATGCGGTGGAGGCCCGTTCCGCTGCCTACGGCGTGGTGAAGACGCTCATTAAACAGCGCACATGGACGCACTGGGCGGCCCTTCCCGGCGTTCTTTCTGACGGGGCTAACAACTCCACCGCCAAAAAGGAAAAGCCGCAGGGAAGCCCCTCCGAAGCCCAAAACGGCACATCGGGAACGGTGGTGACGCATATGCAGACTTTACGGAACGGCAGCAGGGGAACGCAGGTGAAAGTTCTCCAATGGCTGCTGAACGAAAACGGCTTTGACGCTGGCAAGGCGGACGGCATTTTTGGCAGCAATACCGAAAAGGCCCTGCGAGCCTACCAGAAGCAAAAGCGCCTTTCCGCAGACGGTATCTGTGGGAAGAATACATGGACAAAACTACTGGCATAAGGCGGGAAACCGCTTTTGCATAGATCATCCGGGGCGATGTAAAAAGCCCTTCTGAGCATCGTGACGCAACCACGTAAAAGCATAAAGCGAAGAAAGAAAGGAACGAGAATATGACCCTGAATGAAATCCTGAAAGCCAACGGCGTAAACGACGAAGCTATTTCCGCTATCGCGTCGGCTATGAAGGAAAACAAGATTTACACGGCCTCCGAGGAAAATCTTGACATCCGCTACGGCAAGCTGAAAACCCAGCACGACGGAGTAAACCAGCAGCTCACCGAGGCCAACGCCCTGATCGAGGAACTGAAAAAGTCGAACAAGGGCAACGACGGCTTGCAGCAGAAGGTGACGGACTACGAAACCAAGGTGCAGCAACTTCAAGCCGAGCTGGAACAAACCAAGCTGGACGCGGCGATCAAGGTGGAGCTGCTGGCCAATAAGGCCGTGGACGTGGACTACCTGACCTTCAAGCTGAAAAACAAGGGCGAAGCGCTCACCCTTGACGAAAACGGGAAGATCAAGGATTGGGACGACAAGCTGGCCGCCCTCAAGACCCAGTTCCCGAACCAGTTTGAAGCTTCCGGCAAGAAGACCGTCGTTGAAAACCGGCTTCCGGGTAACGACGAGGAAGCGGCGCTTACGAAAAGCGACATCCTGAAAAAGCCCTACGCGGAGCGGGCGAAGCTCTTTGAGGAAAACCCGGAAGGTTTCCGCGCTGCCATGGGCGAGTAACTGAAACCAAAAGAAGGGTGCAAAGCACCGAATCGAAAGGAAGGTAAACAAGAATGGCTGTTACGAAAATGGCGAATATGATCAATCCCGAAGTCATGGGGCCGATGATCGAAGCGAAGATCGACGCTTTGCTGAAACTGACCCCCTATGCCCGCGTTGACCGTACTCTGGTGGGCGTTCCCGGCGATACCAAGACCGTGCCCAGCTGGAACTACATCGGCGACGCGGAAGACGTGGCCGAGGGCGCGGAAGTGGGCCTTTCCACTCTGACCGCCTCCACCACCACCTTTACCATCAAAAAGGCCATGAAGGCCGTGGGCATCACGCAGGAGGCCGTGAACAGCGGTCTGGGCAACCCCATCGGTCAGGCCGAAAAGCAGCTGGCCAAGGCCATTGCCGGTAAGGTGGACAACGACGTGCTGGACGCGGTGTATAAGGGCACCAACGTCTATGCGGGTTCCGCGCTGGCGGCCATTGCCTACGGCGGCATTGTGGACGCGATCGCCAAGTTCGAGGACGAGGAAGACGGCATCGAAAAGGTGATGTTCATCAACCCCGCGCAGGAAGCGGCCCTGCTCAAGGATTCCGACTTCCTGTCCGCCGACAAGTTCACCGCCGGTGTGGCGCTGAACGGCTCCATCGGCAGGATCGCGGGCGCGTGGGTGAAGAAGTCCAAGAAGGTGCGCCTTGTCACCTACGAGGTGGACAACACCAATGGCACCGTGACCATTGACGCGGATAATCTGGCCGAGTATCAGGCGAAGGTCGATCCCTCCTCGACGCTGGCAGTGGGCAACAAGGTAAAGGCCATTGCCGCCGCCAGCCAGTACTACCTTTGCCCCATCATCAAGCTGGAACCGGACAGCGCCGAAACCGAGTATACCGAGGACGAGCTGCCCGCTGTGACCATCTTCCTGAAAAAGGACATTCAGGTGGACAGCGAGTGGTTCCCGAAGAAGCAGCAGACCGACGTAACCGCCGCCAAGTACTACGGTGTCGCCAAGACCAACGACGCAAAGATCGTTCTGGCGAAGTTCAAGAAGTAAGGGGGAAACCCTTATGATCATGACCGTGGCCGAGTTTCGGCAGGTGGCGGACACGGACGCGACGGATCAGGCGCTGGAAGCTCGTCTTCTGGCGCTTGAACTGCTCATCCGTGCCTACACCAACAACAACTTTCAGGCACGGGCCTTTCGGTCGGCTGCGGCGGCTGTCTCCACCGGCAAAACCCTGCTGGTGGAAACCATCGGTCTTTTTAAGGCCAATGACACCCTGCAAATCACCGATTCCGCGTTAAACGCCGGTCTGGTCAACGTGCGCACGTCCTCCGGCGGCATCGTCACCGTAAAGGAAGAGCTGTACGACGAGGCCGAAATCACCGTTACCAAGGTGGTATACCCGGCGGACGTGAAAATGGGCGTGGCAAACCTGATGAAATGGGAACTGGAACGGAGGGAAAAGGTGGGCCTAGCGTCCGAATCCCTATCCCGCCATTCTGTTACTTTTTCCGACCAAACAGGTGAAAACACGGTGATGGGATACCCGCTTGCGCTGATGGGCTTTCTGGCTCCCTACATGCGGGCACGGTTCGGGCAGGGGGTAGGCGTATGAAGGGCATCGGCGGAAACCTGACCGGCACTATACAGACCTGCACGGCGACAAAAAACGCCATTGGCGAGGGCGTGAACGCATGGACGGACGCGCAGACCCTTCGGGGCTGGCTCGACCTGTCCGGCGGCAGCTCCGGCTATACGGCCTATTCGGCCAAAGTGCAGGAAAGCACCCATGTTTTTGTGTCCGACTATAAGCCTCTCGCGGAGGGCATCCGGGCGGAAAACAGCCGCATGGTGATCGGCGGGAAGCATTATGACGTGATGCTGATCGATGACCCGATGGAAATGCACCAGCAGCTTGAAATCTATTTGAAGTACACGGGCGGTGACTGACCGTGTCCGTGGAATTTAAGGATTTCTCTATGCAGGTCAAAGCGGCGCTGAACGATATCACCAAGGCATGGCTGAACACGTGGGCAAACGAGATCGCCGCGCAGGCCAAGGACAACACCCAACTGGACGGCGACGCGGGCATTGAGCTTCGCAAGTCGTACAAGGCGGACGTGGACGACGGAGCCGGGGAGGCCAAGATCGGCACTCCGCTGGAAGCAGGGTATTGGGAAGAATACGGAACCGGCGAATATGCCGTCCACGGCGACGGGCGCAAGGGCTGGTGGGTGTACAAGGACGGATACAAGGGCAACGGCGGCAAGCAGCTGACGGAAGCGCAGGCCAAGGCCATTGCAGCGAGGAAGCCCAACGTCCACGCCACCAATGGCCGGAAACCCGCCGCCACGCTGGAAAAGGCTTTTACCTCCGTGAAACCAAAGGCCGAAGCCGACCTTGAAAAACGATTGAAGGGGCTGTGAGTATGACCATTGAAGCGCTGAAATACGTGGGCGAACTGCTGGAAAACGCCGGAATCAACTATCAATTCATGCGCTGGGAAGTGGGCCAGACCGGCATCCCTCCCGACTGCTACTTTGTGGGGGAATACATGGAAAGCCCGTCCCTGACGCTGGAAGAAAACGGCTTTCTGGAAAGCACCTTCGTTCTTCGGGGTTTCACCCGTGGCGCATGGCTCCTGCTGGAAGAAAGCAAAGCAAAAATTGAACAGGCCGTACCGAAAACCGTGATCCTGCCAAGCGGCGCAGGGATCGCGGTTTTTTATGATTCGGCCATTGTCGTTCCTACGGGAGACGACGAGCTGAAAAGCATCAAGATCAATCTGAAAATCCAAGAATGGAAGGTGAAATGATATGGCATTGGGTGAAGAGTTCAAGTCCTCCGGCATTACGGAGGGCACTCCGGGCAACGTCCTTTTCGGCGCTGGCACGGTACACGCTGGCCTTGAGTTTAAGACCACCGGCGGAACCGGCGCGTGGAACTTTGCGGAATCCCTGCTGTGCGCCACCAATGGCGGCAGCAAGGTAAGTATCACCAAGGAACTGTACGACGTGCCCGTGGACGGTGCGCTGGTCAAGATCAAGGACTTGGCCGTGAAGGTGGGCGAGACCGCCACCATGGAGATCAAGCCCGTGGAGCAGACCCCCGACCTGATCAAAAAGACCGTCATTGCGGATGAGGCCGCGTCCTCCACCGCTACCGGCTACACCGAACTGAAATCCCGTGGGATGATCAAGACGGGCGACTATGTGCAGAACCTTGGCTTTGTGGGCAAGCGTCTGGACGGTACGCCCATCATCGTTGTGTTCGACTATGCGTTGTGTACCTCCGGCTGGGAAGTGGAAACCCAGAACAAGGAGGCCGCTACTCCCACGCTGACCTTTGAGTGCTACGCGCCTCTGACCGCCGAAGCGGACACCCTGCCGTGGCATATCTACTACCCCACCCCGGCGGCGTAACGTAAAAAAGGGGGCAGGGTTTTTCCCTGCTCCCATCTTATGAAAAGGAGAAAAACGATGGAAGAAAAGACCTATACTTTGCGGGCGCTGAAAGCGGACGACCTGTTTATGGTGCTGCGCATCATCAACAAGATCGGCTTAAGCGAGCTGAAAAAGTGCTTTGACGGCGAGACCGTGCGCAAGGCCATTGCGGACGCTGGCAAGGAGCAGGAAAGCGACTTGGCCGCCGCCGTGGGAATGCAGATCATGTTGGACGTGGCCGCACTAGTAGTGGAGCGCCTGCCGGAGTGCCGGACGGAACTCTATCAATTCCTTGCGTCCCTGTCCGGCATGAAGGAAAAGGAAATCGCCGAACTGCCCATGGGCACCTTCGCCGGGATGGTGATGGAAACCATCCAGAAAGAAGAGTTCGCCGATTTTTTTACGCAGGTATTCAAATTGCGCAGATAAACGAGCAGGATTTTTTCGACCTCGTTTTTCGCAGGTACGCGAACCCCTATCCCCTGATGGACGGAATGATCCGGGCCGGGAAGCTGTGCGAGTTTGTGGAAGGCTTGGTCAAGCGGTACAACGACGAGCAGCGGGAAAAGGTCATTTGGGAAGTCTGGCTGCATCGTGTGTTTGACAAGTCCTACCCCGATTTCGTGGACAGCATCGACCCGGAAAAACACGCAGCACCAACGCAGGAAGAAGTACAAAGCATTGTAGCGGAATCGGAAAGCATCCTGAACGCTTTCCTTCCGGCGTGTGGTGAGGTGAGAGCGAATGGAACTGTTCCGGCTGCTGGGGACGATAGCGGTTGAAAACGATCAGGCCAATAAGGCGCTGGACGAAACAGCAGGCAAGGCGGAAAACACAGGGAAAAAGTCGGAGCTGTCTTTTCAGAAGATCGGCAAGGCTGCCCTGACGGTGGGAAAGGCCGTCGTAGGGGCCGGGGTGACGCTGGGCACGGCGTGGATAGCGGCCATTGAGGGGAGCCGGGAATACCGCACCGAAATGGGCAAGCTGGACGCGGCCTTTGTGACCAACGGCCATTCCTCCGACGCGGCCAAAAAGACCTATCAGGACTTGCAGGCGGTTTTTGGCGAAACGGACGTATCCGTAGAAGCGGCAAACCATCTGGCCGTCATGACGGACAACGAAAAGGACTTGCAGACATGGACGGACATCTGCACCGGCGTTTTCGCCACCTTCGGCGACAGCCTCCCCATTGAGGGCCTGACCGAGGCGGCCAACGAGACCGCCAAGGTGGGCGAAGTGACCGGCCCGTTGGCGGATGCGCTGAACTGGGCTGGTATCTCCGAGGACGAGTTCAATGACAAGCTGGCCAAATGTTCCAATGAACAGGAGCGGCAAAGGCTCATTATGGAAACGCTGAACGGAACCTACAAGGCCGCATCCGACCAGTACAAGGAAACCAACAATGACGTGATGGAGGCCAACCGGGCGCAGGAGCGCTTGAACGGCGCTATGGCGGAGCTGGGCCGGGTGGGCGAACCCATCATGACCGCCGTCAAAAACGCCATTTCCAAAATGGTAGAAGCGGCGGTTCCGAAGCTGGAAAGCCTTATCCAAAAGGTGAAGGACGCGCGAAAGTGGATGAAGGACAACAAGAATACCGTGGACGCATGGAAAGCGGCCCTCATTGCCGCCACCGTGACCGTGGGTTCCTTCCTGCTGGTGCTGAAATGGGGCGCGATTATGAAAGCCGCCACCAAGGCCGTGAAAGCCACCAGAGCGGCCATTCTTTTGTTCAACGCGGCATTGCGGGCAAATCCCATCGGCCTTGTGGTCAGCCTGATCGCTGGCCTTGTAGCGGCCTTTGTGTACCTTTGGAACAACAACAAGGATTTCCGGGCGTTCTGGATCAGCCTTTGGGAAAAGCTGAAATCCGCCTGCTCCAAGGCCGTTTCCGGCATCAAAAAGGCTTTTAACGGCCTGAAAGGCGCGGTAAAGACGGTGCGTGACACCTTCGAGGGCATCCGAAAGGCGGCGGCGGACAAGATCGACGCGGCGCGAGAAGCGGTGAAAAAGGCCGTGGACAAGATCAAGGGGCTGTTTCCCCTAAAAGTCGGAAAGCTGTTCAGCGATCTCAAAATCCCGAAAATATCCGTCAGCGGGGGCAAGGCCCCCTTCGGCATTGCCGGAAAGGGAAAACTGCCGAATTTTGACGTGAAGTGGAACGCGGCGGGCGGCGTATTCGACCGGCCCACCATCCTGAACAGCCGGGCGGGCCTGCAGGGAGTGGGCGAAGCGGGAGCCGAAGCCATAGCCCCCATTGACGTGCTGCAAGGCTACGTCCGGCAGGCGGTACGGGCGGAAAACGAAGCCGTGGGGCGGCTGCTGGTGGAGCAGACCGGGCGATTGATCGACGCACTTCGGCGGATCGTGCCGAAAGACGTGCTGCTGGACACCGGGGCGCTGGTGGGCGAACTTACCCCGGCCATTGACGAAGGGCTGAATGTACGGTATCGGAACGCCGGGCGCGGGAACGTGCGATAAGGAAAAGGGAGCGGCGCGGGCCGTTCCCTTTTGATTAAAAATCAAGTCCGGAATATTGTGAGAAGTAAACGGAACCGTATAAAACCTCGACGATTTGGCCGTCCGAAAGTTCCAGCTTCCCAATAGAACCGTTTGCGGACAGATTGTAACCAGTTCCGTATGAATCGTTCTTCCCGGAGTACACCGTTACAAGCGATATAATAGCCCCTTCGTATGTAACGGTATACGTTCCAGCCGGAATATCTTCTCCGACCGTGTACTTGCCGACCGGCACGGGAACGTTTTTCACACCTTCTCCACGGTTCGCCAGCTCTTGGTCAATAGAATCTTTCAGGGATAGAAGTTCTGTTTTCAGAGCAACTAGTTCTTCCGTCGTAAGGGATTTAAGGTCGTATGTTTCTTCTGCCTGCGTGACGGAAACCAAAGACAATAGAACAAGAACTAAAGCAATTATTTTTTTCATATGAGAGACCTCCTTTTGGAAGATTATAGGGCGGTGATAAAAAGAAAACAATGGAAAAAACGGCATAAAACGCAGCACTAAAAAGAAGGTGATACGGAATGGCAGACCTTTTCACACTATACGGGCGTATAGCAATCAACGCCGAAGAGGCAAATAAAAAAATCGACAAGGTTTCCTTTAACGCAAGCGGGCTGGCAAAAACCTTTAAGAATATCGAGAAAAAAGCCGTTTCCGTTGGAAAAACTGTCGTAAAAGGAGCCACAGCCGGAGCAGCCGCTTTAGGTGTTTTGGCAAAGGCATCTATCAGCGGCTATGCCGAATATGAACAGCTTGTCGGCGGCGTGGAAACGCTGTTCGGGGCAAGCGGTCAATCACTGGAAGAGTACGCAGAAAGCGTCGGGAAAAGCGTTGACGAAGTCGAGGGAAAATATAACCAGTTGATGAACGCGCAAAGTACCGTATTTGCAAACGCGCAGGCAGCCTACAAGAACACCGGATATTCAGCGAATCAATATATGCAAATGGCAACGCTTTTCTCCGCGTCCCTGATTTCCAATCTGAAAGGCGACACGGAAAAGGCGGCGGGCTATACTGATTTGGCCATCAGTGACATGGCGGACAACGTCAGCAAAATGGGCACGAACGTGGAAGACGTGCAGAATGCCTATAAAGGATTTGCCAAGGGAACCTATGACATGCTGGATAACCTGCGGATTGGTTATTCAGGAGGCAAAACGGAAATGCAGCGGCTCTTGAAGGACGCGCAGAAACTTTCCGGCAAAAAATACAATATAAAGAACCTGACGGACATCATTGAGGCAATCCACGTCATACAGGAAGAAATGGGCATTGCCGGGAACGCAGAAGCAGAAGCGGCAACCACCATTTCCGGAAGCATAAACTCCACGAAAGCCGCGTGGGAAAATCTTGTGATGGGGCTTGCAGACGGGAACGCGGATATTGATAAGCTGTTCGGCAATTTGACCGCTTCCGCGAAAAACGTCGTGAAAAATGTCGGCAAGCTATTCCCCGGCTTTTTGAAAAATGTCGGAAGCCTGATTCGTGGCATCGGTTCAACCATTTCTGACGAATGGGCCAATACCGTATACCCCATCATTCAGGAAAAATTCAAGGCAAAATTCAACATTGAACTTCCTGACTGGGACGATGTAAGCAACACGATCACCACGAAGATGGCGGAGATACAGGAAAAATTTGCCCCCGTCATTGAAAGCTTTTCCGGCTGGATTGGGGAAAACAAGGAGCAGATCGGGCAACTTGTTTCTTCCATTGGGGACGTGGCCGCCGGTGGCCTTGATGCTTTTCTTGGCTTTTTGGAATGGACAGTTGAAAATGGCGATACGGTACAAGCTGTTTTGAAAACAATCGCACTTGCTTTTATTACTTGTACTGCCGCTGCGCATCCATACATTACGGCAATCGTCGCATTGGTTGCTGCCATAGAATCATTCAAAAACGCGGAAGAAAAATTTCAGGCGATTGGTGTTGATACGGAAAAAATAAAAAGTGATCCGCTTGGAGCCTTGAACGACGCTGGTACAAAGCAAAGGGAGAGTGGACGATCTCTGTTTGATACCCTTACATTCGATCCGGCAAAAGTCGAAGTCAAGCCAACAGACGATTCCGAAAGCAACATGCAATCAGATATTGACGGATTTGATCTGAACGGCAAAGCGCTGGTTAGTGCTGACCCGAAATCGCAGAGTACGTTACAGTCGTATTTGGACAGCTTATATCTCAACGCAAAAGTGATGCTTGGCTTTAGCGACGAAACCGGTGGCCAGCAAGAAGCCTCCGGCCTTCGCCGCGTCCCTTACGACGGCTTCAAGGCCCGCCTGCACCAGAACGAAGCCGTGCTTACTGCTTCTCAAGCGGCCATCTGGCGCGGGGAGCGCATGCCCGCCCTTGCCGGAGCGTTTGCAGCGCCTGTGCAGACAGAGCAGCCCATCAATCTGACCGTCAATATCAGCGGCAGCACGGGCAGCCCCTACGAGGTGGCGCAGGCCGTGCGCAACGCCGTGGATGATTGGAGGTGGCGCGGATGATTCCCAAAGTACGGTACGTCAACGACATCGGCAGCGTGGAGTTCAACGCCGGGAATCCCGGCCCGTACATCGAAAGCGTTTCGTCCTATGGGGCGCAGAACGTGGAATTTCAAACGACCCAATCCAACCGGGAAATTGGCGAAGTGCTGCAGCACCAGAACGTCAGTCCCAAAACGCTGACCATCAAGGGAACCATTTCCGGGACTTCGGACGGGCTGCGGGAACAGATGATCCACGTCATTGCCCCGCTGGCCAAGGGCCGACTGATCTACAATGACGAGTACGAGATAGAGGTCTACGTCAAGACTTCGCCGGACATTGACAGCAAGCCCTACGGGGCAAAGTTCAGTTTTTCGCTGTACGCGCCGTTTCCCTACTGGCGCAAAACAGACCGAGAAAGCACGGTTTTGGTGGGGTACGAACCGAAATTCCAGTTTCCTTGGAACATTTCCGACCCGAACCCCTTTTATTTCTCGCAAGCCGCGCAGGTTGGCTATGTGACCGTGACCAACGAAGGCGAAGCCCCTGCCGATTGGACGGTGACATTCACGGCGCTGTCGACGGTCAAAAACCCCTACACGCAGGACATTGACACCGGAAAAACGGTGCGAGTGCTGAAAACCATGAGCGCTGGCGAGAGCGTGACCATCTCCACCGAGGGCGAAGAGCTGGCCGTGACCCTGACGGCGGCGGACGGCACGGAAACGGACGGGTTCCAGTATCTGGACATCGAGAGCGTGCCCTTTCGGCTGGCCTTGGGGGACAACCACATCAAGACCGACGCGGACGAGGGCGGCGAAGGCCTGCGGGCCAGCATCAGCTTCCGCCCGGCCTATGCGGGGGTGTAGCGGATGATTCTACATGTGTTTGACGATACGTTTACCTACCGAGGCCGCATCGAAAACTGGATCAGCCTGACGTGGACGGAGCAGTACAAGGACAAGGGCGGCTTTTCGCTGGAAGTGTACGACACGGACAAATACGCGGGGCTGCTGCGGCGCGGGTGGTATCTCTACCGCGCCGACCGCCCCGGCGCAATGATGATCGTGAGCGTCAAGCGGGACACCGAAAGCAACACCATCACGGCGGCGGGATATACGGCCCTGTATCTGCTGACCCGGCGAATCGTCGCCCACCCGTACACCGTCAAAGACGCGGAAAGCGGCGTGTACGGAATGATTAACGGCGATATTCGCGGCCTGAACGTGAAAACCGCCGCTGTAAAGGGCCTGACGGCGGAATACGAGTGCCGCATCGAGGGCGAAGACCTGCTGGAGGCGGCAACGGAGGTGCTGGAGCAGACGGATTACGGCATACGGGCCAACTTCGACCGGGTCAACAAAACCCACGTCATTGAGGTGTACGACGGGGCCGACCGAACGTACAAGGATGGCGAGGGCGGCGTGGTGTTTTCGCAGGAATATGGGAATTTGAGAAAATTGACCGTGACCGAGGACGACGACCTGTACAAAAACGTTGCGCTGGTGACGGGCGCGGACAACCGAGACCCCCAGACGATCTATTACCAGTATGTATCGCCGGAGGCGGTGGAGGCGGGAGAAGCCCAGTGGCGGGAGCTTCTGGTGGACGGCGATGACCAGAAGGAAGACGAGACTACCGCAGAATGGCAGGCGCGGCAGAAGCAGACCGGCATCAAGGCATTGCAGTCGCATAAAAACGCCCTGTGCTTTGAGTGTGAGCTATCGGCGGAGGAGTTCGGCAACCGTTGCGAGCTGGGCGACAAAGGGACCTGCCGAAGCCAGCGCTACGGCCTGCGTTTTGATGCGCGGATCACGGAATATCAATACGAAAACCGGCAAGGGGTGGAGACGATCAAAGTAGTGATCGGCGACAAGCCCTTGAATTATGTGAAGGGAGAGATCGTGAAAAATGGCTGAAAAGAGTTTTCCCCTTGAAAACACGGCCTACACGGCGGAAGACGCGCAGCTGTGGTTTGCTACGCGCCAGAGCGGCGTGTACGCTGGGACGCAATTAGGCGTGACCGCCAACGGAACCATGACCGTAACGCTGGGGAAGGGCATTGCATGGCTCCATTACGCGGAGTTTGCAGGCTGCGTCTACGCCAACACCACCGACAAGGCCCTGACCGTGGAGCTGGCCGACGCGCAGTACAAGCGCATTGACCGGGTGTGTATCCGGCTAGAAATGCTGAACAACAAGTGCTACGCCTACATCAAAAAGGGGACGGCTGCGGCTTCGCCCGCTGCCCCGGCCCTGCAAAGAGACGCGGCAGCGTATGAAATCAGCGTGGCGCAGATCACCGTGGCATCCGGCGCGACGGCCATCAACGCGGGCGACATCACCGACGAGCGCCTTGACGAGGACGTATGCGGCCTGATGCGGGACGGCGTGACGGGCATTGACACCAGCGTGATGCAGAGCCAGTTTAGCGCCATCTTGGCAGAGCTGGAAGCGAACTTGCAGGCCGTCTATGACGGCGTGGAGAAGGTCAACATTGCGGAGCACACCGCCACCCTGACCGTAGCCGGGTGGACGGGCACGGCTGCGCCCTACACCCAAGAGGCGACCGTGACGGGCATCCTTGCCAGCGATTCGCCCTTTGTGGATGTGGACATGAGCGGCCTGACCACGGTGGACGACATGGCCGCCGCACAGGATGCGTTTGGCCTGATTCTCAAGGCCACAGCGGGGGCCGGGAAGATCACCTTCGTGGCATCCGACAAGCCGGACGCTGCGCTGAAGGTCAAAATTAAGGTGGTGAGATAATGGGAGACTGCTATATCACCCGGCGCGGCGGAAGCGCTGGCGGCGGGGGCCTGCCGGAATTCACGTACACGGGCACGTACCAGCTAATTGACGACGGTGGCGGTAACTGGCGGGTGAAATTCCTGACAAGCGGCGTATTGACCTTTACCAAACTGGGGAACGCCTCAAAAGGCATTGACGTGTTCTTAGTCGGCGGCGGAGGCGGGTGCGGAAACGCCAACGGCGTATCGGATTTTCTGGGGGCAGGGGGCGGAGGCTACACCAAGACGACCCGGCAGATTACCGTGCAGGCGGGAGTGGACTACCCCATCGTGATCGGAGCAGGCAGCACAAAGCCGAACAGCAGCAGTACTCAGACACGCGGCGGAACCACATCGGCCTTCAATACTTCCATTGAGGGCGGCTACAGCGGCAAAGCGATGTCTGGCGGCGACGGCGGTTCCGGCGGTGCATCTACCAACGGAGCAACCGGCGGCACGGACGGCGGAGACGGTAGCGTTGGCAACGCGGGCGGACAAGCGGGCAAGGGTCAGGGCACGACCACCCGCGAATTCGGCGAGGATTCCGGGGAGCTTTACGCATCCGGAGGATACTGGGACAGCAGAGATGGGGCCGATAACACCGGAAACGGAGGAGGCGGAGTATACCTGAACACCAAAACCAGCACCGGCGGCTCTGGCATTGTGGTTGTCCGAAATCACAGGGAGGTGGCGGCGTGAGATACGCGATCATCACAGACGGCGTTGTGACCAACGTCATTATCCTGTACCCCGGCAACGCGGCGGATTTCCCGGACGCGGTGCGCTGTGGGGACGTGTCGGTAGCCATTGGGGACACCTACGACGGACAGGACTTCTACCGGGAGGGGGCGCGGGTGCTCTCTCCCGTGGAACAGGCCCGGAAGGATGCGGAGGACATGCAGGCGGCGCTGGAGCTGCTGGGCGTGGGAAATAACACGGAGGTGGCGGAGTAATGGGAAAATACTACGACGCGGCGCTGGTGCTGCGTGGGCTCATGGACAAGGCCGGGGCCATGCTGACGGATGCGCAGGCGCTCAAGGTGCCGGGGCTATACAAAAAATGGAATGAAAAGGCCAAGTACGCTGTTGGCGACCGGGCACTGGATGATGGAGTATTGTACCATTGCCTTACGAATCACACAGCACAAAGTTCTTGGCGACCCTCTGTATCGCCCAGCCTGTGGGCCAAGGTGCTGACCGACCCCAGCGGCACTATCCTGCCTTGGGAGCAGCCTGGCAGCACGAACCCTTATATGAAGGGCAATAAGGTGACGCACATCGGAAAAACGTGGGAAAGCCTTGTGGACAATAACGTTTGGGAGCCTGGCGCGGTCGGAACGGAAAACCTGTGGAAGGAAGTGGCATAATGGCATGATAGGAATCACTTTCGGGGAACTGCACTCTTATGACGATCTAAACCTGATCTTGAGCGAAAAAGAGATCGGCGCACCATCCGTCAAAAAGAAGGTGGTCGAGATCGACGGGGCGGACGGCTCCATTGATCTGACGGACTTTTTCGGCGGGCCGAAGTACGGAGACGTGACCCACAAATTCACGTTCTCCACCATCGTTCCCCGGAGTGACTTCCTTTCCCACTATTCCACGGTGAAAAACGCCCTGCATGGGAAAAAGCTGCGGATCGCCCTTGACGGCGACCCCGGCTTTTTCTATGTGGGGCGCTGCTATGTGTCCTCTTTTAAGGACGAAAAAGGCGTGGGGAAAATTGAAGTGGAATGCGAATGCGAGCCGTACAAGTACAAGACCGCCAAAACCGTTGTGACAAGGGCGGTGGACGGTGTGGAAACCATCCCCTTGACAAACAGCCGAAAACGTGCCGTGCCGGAGATCACCATCACGGCGGAAACCAGCCTGAACCTTGTGTACGGCTATAACGTGTGGGATTTGGGCAGCGGCAGCTACACCCTGCCAGAACTAGAACTTGCGGAGGGCACTAACACCGTCACCGTGACCGGCACGGGAAGCATCACCTTTGAATGGCAGGAGGCGACGCTATAATGTATCGGGTCTATTGCGACGGCCTGCCCCTGTACAACGACCGGCTGGAAAGCCTGACGATCCTGTCCCCCACGGTGGAGCTGGAAGAAAACAAGACCGGGTCTTTCGCCTTTACCCTGCCCGCAGACCATCCCTATTATGGGCTGATTCACAAACTGAAAAGCATCGTCACGGTGTATCAGGACGATTATCTGCTGTTCCGGGGCCGGGTGCTGGACGAAGAAACCGGCTGGCACAACGAAAAGAAAATCTCCTGCGAAGGGGAGCTTGCCTTTTTGCTGGACAGTATCCAGCGGCCATACGACTACACCGGCACGGTGGCAGGGTACTTGAACCTGTTGATTACAAGGCACAATGAGCAGGTGGAGGAAAGCAAGTGGTTCACCGTGGGAAATATCACGGTCACGGACAGCAACGACTACATTGTACGGTCGAATATCGACTACACCGACACGTGGACGGAGCTGCAAGACAAGCTGGTGAAACTCATGGGCGGGTATGTGTCCGTCCGGCATGAGGGGTATATCAATTATCTCGACTACTTGCAGGACAGCACCGTCCTTTCCCCGCAGGCCATCACTTTTGGGAAAAACCTGCTCGATCTGAAACGCGTCCGCAACGGGGCGGACATTGCAACGGCGGTCATTCCCCTTGGGGCAAAGCTCAAGGACGCGGAAGGGAAGGACACGGACACCCGCCTGACGGTGGAAAGCGTCAACGACGGCAGCGACACCATCACGGACGCGGACGCGGTAGCACAGTTCGGGACGATTGTCAAAACGGTGGTTTTCGACGACGTGACGGAAGCGACAAACCTTTACACCAAGGGCAAAGCACAACTGGACGCGCTTGTCAAGCAGCCGGAAACGGTGGAGCTTTCCGCCGCCGATCTGGCCACGGTGGACGCGGATTTTTCGTCCTTCCACCTTGGAACACAGGTGCGCGTGACCAGTGCGCCCCACGGAATCGGGCAGCTTTTCCGGGTGAGCAAGATTGCCGTGAACCTGCTCGACCCCGCCGCCAACAAACTGTCTCTGAACGGGGCGTTTTTGGGGCTGGGAGGGGCTTTGCTTGGTGTAGGGCAGGCACAAAGGGAAATTGTCCACGCCGTGGAAAAAGCCGAAAAAAGGGCCTCCGAGGCCGTCTACAACGTGGAACAAAACTTGCTGGCCTCCTTGCAGGTGGAGGCGGACAATATCAAAAGCGCGGTGGCGGAAAACTACTACCTGAAAGACGACACCGACGCGCTGATCTCTTCCGTCAGTACGGAGATCGAGCAGACCAAAAACAGCGTGGAGATCGAGTTCACCACCTTCCGGGCGGACATCGACGCGGTGGCCGCCGGGGCGGATGCAGAATTCGAAGAAATCCGCAAATACATCCGCTTTGTGGACGGGAAAATCCTGCTGGGGGAGATCGGGAACGAGCTGGAATTGCAGATCGCCAACGACCGCATTTCCTTTCAGCAGGACGGGGCCGAAGTGGCCTATTTCAGCAATCGCAAGCTGTACGTGACGGACACCCAGATATTACACAGTTTGCAGCTGGGGAATTTCTCGTTCATGCCCCGTGACAACGGAAACTTGAGCTTTAAGAAAATCTGACGGAATGACAGGCTTCTGACCCCTGAAAGGGGGAAAGA